GTAAAGCTACGCGACCCGAAGCTAACCTTCTTCAGATACTTGGGGTCTGACTTGGATAGCTTGTTCCATATATTTAGATTGTCCATTACTTACTCCTCTTGTTAATGCGTAATGCGCCACGTTTATCACGGCGTATCGTTAATAGATCTGAGTATACCTCACGTTCATTGTCGGCAACTATAGCCTTGAGATCTTTCTTGGCTGACTCGAATGACTTAGCTGCAGGTTCAAACTCTAGGTACTCTTGTGCTAGGTATGTGAAATGATTGTCCGAACTAGCATCACGTTTAATCATATCATCTACAGGTACTAGATTCTTAGGTGATGCTATTGGTTGGTCGTGTCCGATAGGTTCATCGTCACTCTCAACGTGCGCCCAGAAATCTGTGCAAGCATCAAGCACTACACTTATGTATGGGTCATGCTTTTTAACGTATGCACATTCCCATCTGTTGTTACCAAAGAATACTGACATGTATGCACCATCCATATTGGATAGCCATAGATACAGCTGCACCTGTGCCATGTAGTAATCACATACCTTGTCTAATGTATTGTGTGCAAACGTATGCTTGGCCTCAACAATGTCGTTGGTATCTTCTAGTATAGCATCAAGCGTACCCACATACGGCACGCCATTGTGTGTGCGTGTATACTTGTCTTGCTTCTCTAATATTTTTTTGCTGTACTCTCTTTCAAACCAACCGAGATTCATGTCCTCTGGTAGTCTGCCCCCCTGTACTGCTAACTTGTGTGACAAATCTTCTGGCTCGACACGACCTGTCTTGATCTGCCACAGTTCATACCAGTTGCCGTTCATTATTTTGACAGCGTCACTGCCGCCAATAAATCCTTTACGTTCCATTTTTATTTTCCTCTAATGTTTTGTGTGCAGGTCTTGCATAATCAGCCGTAATTGTCATTTCCAACCCCCAATTATCCGTATGTGACAAATTCAATGCCATTTCGTCAGCCATTTTCCAACACCGCTCAACAAAATAATTAGTGCATAGTGAGGGTGAATTGTCTTGCGGTACAATTAATTCAGCCAAGGGTTCGCGATCCTCACCCCACAATTTAATAACAGCTTTCATTATTTATTCTCCTCTTACATGTACTTGTTTACTGCATTGTTGCAGTAGGATCAAGATATTTATTGAAGTCAGACTCGACAAGATCTGTGTCAAGCAGCAGTCGCTGTCGATAGATAGAGTCAGGGTTGAGTATCCACTCTGGTATTGCGCCGCCAGATTTGATTCGCTTGACCATGAGTATGGCTGAGTCGAGCTTGCTCTGTGATGTCACCTTCAAGCTCTCTGTATTGCGCGAGTATTCGTCTACAGCTGTCTTCGTTGACATGATGAACGTCTTGATTGTCGGCCACGTACGAGAAGCTTGATACTGTCGGACGTGACCATCGATCTTTTTTAGCACGACCTCTAAGTCTACCTTCTCGAATGAAGAAGGTATATTGTTGTTGATGTCCTCGACAATAAGCTGAAGCTCTTGACCGAGTGTGTCACGATCCATGCTAGATGGTGGCGTGTAGCGTTTTAAGATACCCTGTAGCCAGACACCTATCATTGATGTGCGTTGGTTGTAGTCCATGTGTTACTCCTTATCTATGGCTAATTTTTTATGCGACATATCATTGATGATTTCATCTAAGAAATCTGTGTTGGTTCTGCTGCTAGGTGCAACGTCCTCGATGTCGTCTTCCCATCTCTCACCATTGAGCCATGTGGTAGGGTGAGGGATGAACTGTTTGTCTGTGCCTTGAGTAGCATCAGCAAATTTTTTAACAGCAGTAAGAATTGCAATGGGATCTGCAATCTTACATGCTTTATCGAATGCCTTGCGAGCGTGTCCCTTTGCTATCTTGCGTGGGTACACTGACCAAAACGCATCGAAGGGGGGTGTCTGTGTGACACTCCAAGTAGTATTACTATTACTATTAATATCTATTACATTAGATATAACTTGGGGTGTCTGTGTGACACTGGTCTTCTTCATATCATCCTCCATTAAATGTTTGAATCTATACACACTAGCTATGCCAGTGCGTCCAGACTTTCTTGTTATATAATTATTATCTATGCACCAGTTGATAGCACGTATGACTGTACTTCTACTGAGGCCAGTAGTCTTGACTAAAGTTGGTATGCTTGGGAAGCACTCACCATTTAAATCTGTGTAACGTGCAAGCACAATCAAAATATATTTAGCATTAGGATTGTTTACTTGCCAATCAATTACATCTCGTAGTAATATGTCTGCATACATTAGGTCTTTCCATTTCTTAATGTCCTCTTACTGTTAAACCTCTAGTATCATGAGCCGTACTAGAGGTTTACCTTTGTGTACTGAGCGATAGCTCTGCCGTTATCTAGCTTAACCATTTCTTTCATAAAAGGATAGCCACTTTCTTTAAGGTCATGCATACGTGCTGCTAATCTAAAGCACTGAAACATATTCAATGCTTCAATGGCTGTGATTGATTCACCTTTATCAAGGTGTGCTTTAATCATCTTCGTTTGGTTTTCCATTTGTCTCTCCTAGTAAGTGTTCAAATAATTCCGCTGGCATAATGACCAGGGACTGTGGTTTGCCTGTCTTTCTTTTATAGAAGGCTATGTCCCTGCCATCCAGTACAGTAAATGGACTAGGGAAATTAGATTTATCTCTGTACTTTACCTCGGCTACCAGCTTTCGTCCGCCCAGTGTGACGTGGATGTCACCACTCCACTCTCCTCCGAGCGCACCTGAGAGTGGGACTCGGTAGTTTTCGATTCCGATTTTGTCGAGCCATTCGCAGAATCTTTTTTCGTGGTAGATTCCTTTAGACTTATTTTTGTTTGCCATGTCTGCTCCTCATAACATGTCATACATATGGTATGATATGTAGCTGGACTTGTTGTTGCCATGATCTGAACAAAAAATTCAGTACGATTATTACATGCATCACACGGATACGTGGGATTACTTAATATCTTTCGTGCTGATTTCGATCTGACAGCCAAGTGCTTCTACCCAACAAGCGAACATGAAACCTGAGGGAACTCGCTTGTACTGCTCCCACTTATGAATCAATGATGGCGTACAACCTATACTAAATGCAAGCCCTTCTTGTGACATACCTAATTGATTGCGTCTATCAATCAGGCTTGTAATCATTTCATCATAAGATGTTGTTACATATGTATCACGTTTATAGTTTGGAAACTTTTGCATGCAGCTTACGCTTATCCCTGCTCGTAGGATATGCACCTTCCATTAGTTCCATCACTCTCATAATTTTCTTTGCGGTTTCATATCTCAATTCAGTGCTGCCATTTAACGTACGATAATACGTTGAGGTTGGTAGCCCTGCCTTGATGAATACTTTATGCAAAGGAATATTAAATTCCTTATGCTTTTCCTGTATGGTATGCCAATAACTTTGTATCATACTGCTCTTATGCAGCAGTCAATCAAGCCAGTCAAGTTTATCCATCTCTACATACCCATCGCCATTACAATTTTTGCATGACCTCAATGGTATGTCATCGTTTAGGCTGGCGTATACAACTACGCCAGTACCATCACACTCAGGACAATCATTGAATTTAGCTGCAACTTCAGTATGGAATTGTGTCATCTAAATCTCCTGTGTTTTGATTATCCTCCCATGCTTTAGTTGCACGTTCAAGAAATTTCTTACGAACAAACTTAGGGTTTGATTTCTCCAGTGCATTAGCAATGTCAATCAGATGTGAAGGCCAAGCAACCATTGGGCCCATTAGATCTGCTATAAATTCATAGTGCTGCCGTGTCATCGGCGGTGTTTTAATTGTATTCTTCATCTGGCTTTGCCTCCCATTTAAGCTGCTTGTTGTTGTCAAAGTGCAATGTAATATAATCATCATTGCCTTTGGTGTCAGTTACTTTGAGTTCAAGTGCAGTAAATTCTTTAAAGATCTTACGCACTTGTGTAATCTTACTTGCATTCATAATAGTTATATTCATTTTATAATCTCCTCTATATCTGTTACGGAATAGTCTCTGTGTACTGACTTAATGTAACCAGTACAGTCTAACCCATCATCTGCTACACGACAGAATGCAATTCTCTTTGCATGCCCC